AATTCTTGGAGTCCATAAAAAAGGGAAAAATGCTAGCGGATGCAAATGTGGCCGAGAGACTTTACAAAAGAGCTTTGGGTTATGAGGCACCTGACGTTGATATTCGGGTAATAGAAAATAAAATAGTTGAAACGCCTTTGATAAAGCATTATCCACCTGATCCAACATCAGCTATTTTTTGGCTAAAAAATAGACAGCCAGAAAAATGGCGAGATAAGCAAGTTATCGACCATACAAACTCAGACAGCTCTCTCAATCGTCCAACAGTCATAGAGTTAGTCGCACCGATGGTAAATGCCGATGAAAACCCAGATTGAAATACCGCCTAAGCTTATTCCCGTTTTTTCTAAACCGAATATGCGTTATCGTGGCAGTTTTGGTGGTCGTGGTTCTGCAAAAACAAGAACATTTGCGAAAATGACTGCTGTTGTGGCGTATCAGCGTGCAATGAATAACGAAAGCGGTGTGATCCTGTGTGGTCGTGAGTTTATGAACTCATTAGAAGATTCATCACTGGAAGAAATCAAACAAGCGATTCGTTCTGAGCCCTTTTTAGAAGCTTTTTTCGAAATCGGTGAAAAATTTGTTCGTACCAAGTGCGGTCGGATTTCTTACGTTTTTACTGGCTTACGTCACAATTTAGATAGCATCAAATCTAAAGCCCGCATTTTGTTAGCTTGGGTAGACGAAGCGGAAAGCGTGAGCGAAATAGCGTGGCGAAAACTATTGCCAACGGTACGGGAAAGTAATTCTGAAGTCTGGGTGACATGGAACCCCGAAAAGAAAGGCTCAGCCACAGATTTACGCTTTCGTCAATCTATTCCAGAAAATGCAATGATTGTTGAAATGAATTATACAGATAATCCATGGTTTCCTGATGTATTAGAGCAAGAAAGGCTTAATGATAAAAAACGCCTTGATGATGCAACATACCGTTGGATTTGGGAAGGTGCTTACTTAGAGGCAAGCGAGGCTCAAATATTTAAAGGTAAATATGAAGAATTAGAATTTAAACCAAATCAAGATTTCAACGGTCCATATTTTGGGCTTGATTTCGGCTTTGCTAAAGATCCAACTGCTGTAGTTAAGTGTTGGGTGTTTGATAATAACTTGTATATTGAGCATGAGGCAGGCAAAACTGGCTTGGAGTTAGATCACACAGCGGGTTTTATGAAAGAAAGGGTGCCAGATATAGAAAAATATATATTGCGTGCAGACTCAGCGAGACCAGAATCAATTAGCTACCTTAAACGCAACGGTATCCCTCGGATTGAGGGAGTTAAAAAATGGAGTGGATCGGTTGAGGACGGTATAGAGCACATCAAATCTTATAGGAAAGTCTATATACATCCTCGCTGCAAAGAAACATTGCGCGAGTTCAGGCTGTACAGTTACAAAACAGACAGATTAACAGGCGATGTACTACCTACCGTGCTTGATGAGCACAATCATTATATTGATGCTATTCGTTATGCGTTAAATCCGCTAATTCAATCTAAAAATGCAGCAGGTATTTTCTTTAGTTAACATGAGCGCATATTATGAACCAAGAATTTGAAATCAATCAGCTTGCTGAGCTTATTGTTAACAATGCTCTACAAGCGAACAGAGTGAGAAATTTAACCAATGTGGGCGTGATAGGTAATACTAAACGCCCTCGTTTGTATTCTGAGTTTGGCTACCCTAAAAAACTCTCATTCAGTCACTTTTTCGAAGCATATCAAAGAATGTCGGCTGGTGGAGCGGCAATAGATCGCTTACTTGATAAGTGCTGGTCTGATATGCCAATTGTTATAGATGGCGAGAAAAGCGATGAGGATAAAGAGAGTTCCGAATGGGAACTTTCTGCAACGAAGCTAATCAAGCGTTATTTTAAACAATTAAAAGAAGCTGACAGACGAAATCTTGTCGGTCATTATAGTGCCTTAATTCTTCAAGTTAGAGATGGAAAAGCATGGGATGAACCTGTCGACGACTTGTCTTTAAAATCACTAAAAGATAAAGGCATTGTGAAATTGATACCCGTTTGGGAAATTCAATTAAAAGTCATCGAATGGGACACTGACGAAAAAAGCGAGAACTACGGCGATCCTTTATATTTCCAATTTGACGAAGCAGGTACCTCTTTCGGTAAAAATCAGAATAGAAGCATTAAGATACATCATAGTAGAGTTATTGTTTTAAATGAGGGTTCTGATGATTCAGACCCAAGTTCTGGTGTGCCATTATTGCGATTAGGGTACAACAATCTCTTAGATATTGAGAAAGTCGCTGGTGGTAGTGCTGAGGGATTTCTAAAAAATGCAAGTCGTCAACTTGGTGTTAAATTAACTAAAGAAACAGATTTAGCGACTTTAATAAGTGAAGCTAAAAGTCGAGGCTATGACGGTTTAGCTGATGCGATGAATGCGCAAATTAGCAAATTAAACTCAGGCACTGATTCTGCGTTAGTCATGCAGGAAGGTGATGTTAGCGTCTTATCTGTTGCACCAGCAGATCCAATGCCAACATGGACAGTCTCAGCGAATTTATTCGCTTCATCTGTTCGCATGCCATTTACTATTCTGTTCGGTCAACAAACTGGTCGTTTAGCTTCTGATGAAGATAAAAACGACTGGGCTAGTCGCTGTAACGAGAGACGGAACACATTCTTAACAGATTTAATTCTTAAATTTATAAACCGATTAATTAAATTTGGTGTTTTAGACTCGCCTAAAAACGAAGAAGTAACGGTCACATGGTCTGATCTGTTGGCTCCAAGTGAGAAAGAGAAGATTTTAAATGCTAAGGAATTATCAAGCGTTGCTGAAAGCTCTGTGAGAGCGTTTGGTATCTCTGCGATCAATCCTAACGAAATAAGAGCAATCATGGAGCTTGAGCCATTAGACGAGAATGATTTAGAGCCACCTGAAATTGATAAAAAAGGAGATCCGTTAGTCGATGAGAAAGAAAAAGACAAACAGAAATCCGATTTTGCCGAGAAGTAAATCAGACCCAATCGGGATGGGGCGTAATGTTCGTAAGATGTTCTCTGATATTGAGGGGCGGTATTACAAAATAAAGCTAGATATCAAAAATTTGCTTGATAGAAACGTAATACCGCGATCGATTACAGGGGTTAATGAAAAGTCGGCGATCGTCTGTAGTCAGTTTACAGAGGTACCGACGATCTATTTTGTAAATAGCAATGAACATGATTACAACTTCACATCAGAAGAATTTGCTAAATTCAGCGATGATATACAAAAAATCTTAGAAGATTGGTTGTTAGAAGAAAGTAGAACGGGTGAGCTGTGGTTTGAGCTGTATTTAGAAGAATCACAGAAGGCTGCGACACTATCAACTCATTCATCATTGTCCCAACAATCTGATTTATATCTCGCGCAACGACCGCTTTATCAAATACTTTTCAGTGAACCATATTTAGAAAGGTTAGCTATTGCTCAACAATTATTCTATGAACAATGGCGTGGTCTTACTTATCAAACAAAATCAGATCTAATCTACACAATTAGTGAGGCTGTAGTACGTGGTGTTAATGTTAAAAAAACAGCTGAACTAATAAGTAAGAGATTAGACATATCTATGTCTAGAGCTAAAAAAATGGCTCAAACAGAACAATTGTATGTTTATAGACGAGCTGAATGGGAAGAAGCAAAAGCAGCTAGGGACGAACTTGGTCTTGATGCTGGGATATTACATATTTCAGCATTAAAAAGCACAACTCGGGTTACTCATGCTAAAAGGCATGGAAGAGTGTTTACGCCGGAGGAGCAAGAAGCGTGGTATCAAAAAGATGGAAATAGATTTAACTGCTATTGTAAATCACAGGTCATTATCAAAGAAGATACGCCATTATCGACACTAAAAAGGTATGAGAATGAACGTAAAGCTTGGTTAAAAACCCATTAAGAGGGATCAAAACAATGAAACGAAGTGTTGTTAACGTACTGTCGGTTGTTAACTCTAAAAATATCACAAATGAAATAATTGAGGGTGATGAGCATATTGTTGTATCTGATATTGTCCCTGTTATTGACAACATTGTGATGAATAAAGGGTTGTATCCAGCAGATGAGATAGATAAGGGGTATAGCACGCTAGATGGTAAGTTAATGCCACTAGGTCATCCTAAGTCAGATGGGCGATACATATCAGCAAATGAAGCAATTGCACTCAATAAATTCTACGTCGGCGCATGGTGCGTTAACGCGAGAAAAGAGGGCGAGAAAGTACTTGTTGATATGAAAGTCAATAAGCGCATCGCAAATAGCAGCGATAGCGGTAAAAGGTTAATTGAAGCATTAGAGGGTTTGACTTCTAACGAAGCTGCAAAACCAATACATATCTCAACTGGCTTAAATTTACAAAAGGAATATCGCAAAGGTAACTCAAAAGGTAAAAAATATGATTGGGTTGCAACAAATATGCAGTTTGATCATGTTGCGATTTTGCTTGATGAGCAAGGTGCTGCCACACCAGAACAAGGGGTAGGCATCTTTGTAAATTCTGAGGGGGAAGAAAGTGAGGTTGAGTTTGTAAATCTTGCTGACTCGGCAGATTACACAAAAGAAACATTACTAGATAAAGTTAAATATTTCTTTTCTACAAATTCCTCTTTGTCTTTTGAAGAAATTCATGGGCTTCTATCGCAGTTAATAAATAACGGTCATAACTCTAAAAAATGGTTATGGATCGAATCTGTTTACCCATCACATTTTATTTATAACGATGATGGGAAAAAATATAAGCAGAAATACCTAATCGATGACAATTCGCAAGTCAGCTTTGTTGGTGAGCGCATTGAGGTCGTTAAAAAAGTCGATTATGACGAAATTAAAACTAATGGAGAAAATATAATGAAAGAAAAAATCTTATCAGCACTCAATGCCGCAGGCGTGAAAACTGAGGGTTTAGACGACGATCAGCTTTTATCGGCTTATAACGAGCTTCAAGCTAAGCCAAAAGATGATGGCGGTAAAACTATTAATAGTGAAATTAGCGAAGCAATTAAAACAGCAGTAGCAACCGCTATTGCTCCGCTACAAGAAAAATTGCAAGCAAATGAAGATGCGAAAGTTGCCGAAATGCGAGAAGCAGTTAAGTCAAAATTTAGTTTGTCTGATGCTGTAGTCAATTCTCTAAGCGGTGAAGCATTATCAGAGATGTTCGCAAAAACAAAAAACTCAAACGGGTTAAATAATTCACTAAACGCAAACAGTGAGGAAAACCAGTGGGGTGATTATAAGTTAAATCAAGAGGAGTCTAAATAATGGCTAATGTTATCTATCGCGGTCCAGTAGAGCGCGAACCAAAAACAGTTAATCTTGTGATTAATGATACTTCTTCTCCTGGTGTTGTAGTGAAGTTGAACGCTGGGAAATTAGAAGCGGCGACTGATGCAAAAGGTCGCCGTTTTTTATTGGCGAATCGTCGCTTTGCAGGGCAAACAATTGATCAGGCATATACAAAAGGTGATACAGCAATTGCTTTTCGCTTAGAGCCTGAGCATGAGTATTACGCTCAATTAGCTGATGACACTTATCAACCTGGCGATGCTTTAACTGCAAAAGCAGGTGGAAAATTAGCGAAAGCTGTTGCAGGTGATGTTGTTTTATTCTTCTTCGATGAACAAAAACAACGCCAGATCACTGGTGGAAAAGGTTGGGGCGATGTTGTCGTCGCTAACGCGTATGTAAAAGCATAAGGAATTAAACAATGTTGAAATTCACAAAAGAACAAGAGCAGTTTATCATCAATGAGCGTATTAATTACGACAAGAAACACGCAGCTATGGCGGCGAATTTCGCACAAGGTGGATTAATTGAGGGTAATGCCTCAACACTTCCGCGCGATGTTTGGGCTGAATGGGACCGTGAGGCTGTGCAATTACAACGTGACGAGCTTGTTATTTTTAATGATTTGTCGCCCATCAATAAAAGCATGCCACTAGGTAAGCTTGTACATCACTTCATGACTGTTGGCGATAGCGGAACAGTTAATATCTCTTTAGATGGTCGTTCTTCTGCTAAAACTGATGCGCCAGTGTTCGAATATCATGGGACACCATTGCCAATTATTGATTCAACATTTGGTTATGGCTGGCGAGATATGCTGGCTTCGCAGACTGAGGGTTATTCTATTGATTCTGCACCACGCGCGAACAGTTTACGTAAAGTTGCTGAGAAAATCGAAGATCTAATGTTAAATGGTGATGCTTCAATTTCTGTCGGCGATTCTAAACTTTATGGTTTACGTACAGCACCTCGTCGAATGACTGGTACGCACAACTTAACATTGCGCACAGCAACAGCTAAACAAGTTTATGAGCTGTTTCGCGACATCATTAGCAAGTTCCACGCTAAAAAATTTATGTCGCCTGTCACGTTCTATGTTAACTATTCTGATTGGTTCCGTTGGTCAACAACTGATTATTCTGAACAAAAATCAGAGGGTAGTATTTTAACAAAAATTCTGACAATTCCTGGTGTTAGTAAAATTGTCCCATCTATGCGCGTGCTTGATGATGAAGTGTTAGGGATCGTTAAACGTTCTGATGTTTATCAGATCTTAAATGGTATGCCTATTGTAACTCGTCCAATTTCTCGTCATAACGAAACAGACGATTACAACTTTAAAATTATGGCAGCGTTGTCTATTGAATTGAAGTTTGATCATGATGGTAACGCAGGATATATCCAATATACTAAATCGTAAGGGGTATTAAATGGCAAAGTGGCTATTAAAATACGATAGCCACGAGCTTAAAAAAGGTGATGTGTTTGAGGGTGACACATTACCTTTATGGCTCGTTGGTAAGGTCGTTGAAATTGAAGATGCTTTCGAAGTTGCAACGCCAAATGAGAATAGCAACACTCTTGGCGAAACTAGCGAAACTAGCGAAA